CAGGAATATTTGACCATACAATATATTTTGATCGATAATATCAGGTGTATTATTAGTCTGATCCATTACTACTCGGAATGCAGATAATCCATTTTGAGATCGTACCGTTTCTAGATATGGATTCACAATTTGTGTAAATCTATCCCGGGTCGCTACTACATTCTGATCGAACACTAAATATCTTGTAGATGATGCGATAAACTTCTTAACTGCAATAAGCAATCTACGCACATTTACACGGTCTAATGCACTCGGCCGGGCCTGCAATGTCTTTTGACCCCAAACAACGATTCCATCGTTAGGGAAGTTTGCAATAGGGTTAATACGAGCTTCATACAATGTGTTACGATCAGCTTGAGATAAGTTTTGATATGTCAATGTAGCAGATGATAATCCTCCTCGGTTCAATCCCGCAGGAGCATACCATGGAGCTCCAACTGCATCATTATATGCTAACGCACCAACAACTACCACACTTGGCGGAACCCAGAGTGGAACAACAGTGTCAGGCCTTACAATTTGAACCCATGGATAATATGTAGCAGTATAATTATTATCAATTGATGTTACGGTCGAAACTGCAGTTGCTATGTTCTCTGTCAATGCAGTAGAATCCATTACATAAAATGCATCTTGACGACTTGTTACTAAATTTCGTGCCAAACTTGTTACAGAACCATGTTTACTCTGCAATATTCCTGGCGTAATAAGCAAATTAAAATCATAATAATCTGTGTTTGATAACAAGGTAAATGCTTTGTTATATGATTTAGTACCAGTAGAAGTTGAATTAGTACAGTCAAATCCAAAAACATTACCTGATGTTATGTCAGTTCCTGCGAACTTTGGTAAATTTGGACGAGCACCATCAAACCCTCCTTGGAATGGTACCATGAATTTTCTAGTACTCAAAGCAACATTGCTAGTAAAGAATGTTGAACTAGTTGTCAATGCAGTTTCTATAGATCCAGAATATGCAGCAGTTGTGCTAGGGAAGCCAGCTTCAGCATCTTGACTTACATCCCCTAAATAAAAATCAGCATTACTTGCAGTAACACTTCCACTTGACGGAACTGGTACTAAATAGTTCAAGTTATTTTCAGCAGTGAAATCGAATCCTAGGTAATTAACTGATGAATATGCATTAGAAACAACTTGAGATGTTTTATATGATGTTGCAGTTAAATTCAATGATCCAGATGCCATCGGAATTGGTGATTGTAAAGCTCGGAATCCGAATGGAATCAATGTTTTGAATATTGTTTGATTAGTAACTGCTTGATCAACTTCTACGCGAATATATTTAGATCGGTTTATATAATCACCATTCACAACAATATTACCAGCATCGGTTATAGTTTGATAACGGTTACCAATTTTTCTAGCAATATAATTTGTAGATTTTGGATCTAAGTTACAATCATTAAAAACTTCAATGATATCTGGCTGAGCATCTACATCAGTTGAACTATATGGTGTATTTGCTATATTAGCTGTGTTAACACGACGAACTTCTACATTGAATAATCCATATCCATTAGGATCCGAAACTTCATCTGCCGTGCGTATTCCAAATATACCAATTTTAACTTCATGATTCACAGATGTACCATGAGATAATGTATGAAATTTGAATAGATTTTTAACGGTAGTTCCAACTTTTTGTGATGTTATCCATGGCGTAGCTGCGGTAGAATAATCAGTTAAAAATGCATAATTGGATAGCTTTGATATCTCAATCGTAACATCGCCCATATTATTGAATAAACTAGTAGCGCTAGTATTTTCATACTGTACGTATACTGGATAGTCTACTCCCTTAGGCGATTTACCATATATCTTGGTTATATAATTATTTGCACTAGAATTTATTGAAGCCGATACCGGCGATCCATTACCTGCTAAAAAGGAACCAAATCCTGGTACGGTTTGTGTTGCAAATGAACCAGAAACTGTTATAACAAAACTTCCAGATCCTCCATTAGAAATAGTAGATGATTCAAATACATTGTTTCCTGCACCATTTGTAGATACTGGTTGTGTTGGATGTAAAACATGAGTTACATATTGCACAGAACCAGATTTAGCAATAACTGCTAATGCTCCGTTTTGTAAAGAGTATCCATCCTCATATAAAAGACGGGTTACTGTTAAAACACCCCCACCGGTGGTATTTTTAAAATATTCATCAACAACATATGGCACATATGAATCATCAGTAAAAGAACCAAATATTTGTTGAAATTCTCCATATGATGAAACTTTAATAGGTATTAGTGCTGGACCTTTTACAGTTGGTCCAACAACTAATCCTCCAATCTGGCCAATTGCTCTTGGTAAAAATGATTGATCGACCTCTCGTGTAAATACACCTGCCGATACTATTCTTTCTGCCATTAAATTACTCCCAATGATTTTATTATAAATATACCGTTATGGTTACTGACCTGAAGGAGTAAATGTACCATCTGCAATATTAATTTCACCATCGCCATATCTAGCTCGCATATTATCGATTAACTCAGATTCTTGACGTTTTAAATCGTGAAATTTTTGCACTAATTTTTGTTGTTCATCAGTTAAACTATTAACACGAAGCTTTAGAGATTCTAATTCTAATGTTAAATTTCCTAGTATCATCGTAGTTTCAGTGTATTGATCACGAAGCGTTTGTATAGATTCGATATGCTCTTTATCTAGTTTTCTTTTCATACATAACCTTTTCTTGATATAATAAGAAGTATTTTAGTAGAATCCAAATTACCAACTAGTAATTAATACTAATCCATCACCACCATTACCACCACGACCTCCAGTTACCCCAGCACCACCACCACCGCCGCCACTACCGTAACCACCCGATGCACCTTCGCCACCAGTACCTGAAGCAGATCCTCCGCCACCGGTACCCCCGGTTTGTAAAAATGGTTTAAAAGATTTAAAAAAACGACCATTGCCGCCGCCGGCAACTCCTCCTGGGATAGTAAATGTACCTGTATTAACAGAACCTCCTTCCCAATCTAGATATGTAATTGTGAGCTGACCTCCGGCAAATGATGTTGATGTAGTAGCACCGCCGCCACCGGTACCGGCACTAATTGGTGATGTACTTAATGCTGATGTTCCATTTCCAGTAGCCCCTGCTCCACCGGTTGATCCGCCTTGCCCTGCATAGCCTATGTTGCCAGGGAGGCTGGTATTAGTTAACATTCCTAGTTTACTTACTGCACTTATGCTATTTAATGGAACAACAGCTGCTGCGGTACCACCGGTGGATGTTGGACCTGCGCTTCCACCTAATCCTCTATTCGCAAAAAGCAATACATTAGGTACAAAAACCCCGATAGTTACTCCTTCTCCTAATGATATATATGATGACTGCCCAGCACCACCAACAGTGTCAGCCGCACCTCCGGCACCACCAGATCCAACATAAATCTTCAATACATTTGGCAAAAACATTGCAGGTATCATTAGTGATGCAATACCTCCAGATCCTCCACCGCCGCCGCCAGATTTAGTAGCACCAGTTGTTGATTGACCTCCTCCGCCACCTCCTCCGGCGCCGATACATAGCATGCTAACCATAACAGCATTTTTAGGTTTTATCCATTGTTGCCATTGATTAGTTGTATTAGTGGTAGCAAAAAATAACTGTGCATCTCCATTGAATTGCGGAGGTAAAAAACCAAAGTCTGAAGGTGAGTTTCCAAATATCATAACATTACCAACTGATTATTGCAACTAATCCATCACCACCGTTGCCTCCGCGGCCGCCTGTAGTACCTCCGCCACCGCCGCCGCCACCACTACCATATCCACCCGGGCCGCCGTTTCCGCCAATCTGGCCAGATGATGATCCTCCGCCTGATCCTCCGGTATTCAGGAATGGTTTAAATAGTTTAATTCCAGCGCTACCATTACCACCAGCAGTCGTACCATTCCCAGCCGTACCTGCGGGAATAATATTAGAACTAGGAGTTAATGTCCCATCTGCAAAATCCACAGCTGCTGTTAAACTAACAGGACCTCCGGTAAACCCAGTGTTAGCAGTAGTACCAACACCGCCACCACCAGCTCCGCCGGCTATAGGTAAGGTAGCAAATGCAGTTATTGAACCACCAACAGCTCCTGTTTGTGCACCTCCACTGTTTCCTGATTGACCGACATATCCTGCATTTGCTGCAGTACCGGTAGTGCTAAAAAATCCTAATTTACCAATTGGTCCTAAATTTGCAATTGTAGTAACAACTCCGCCGGCTCCCAATGTTCCAGCAGCTGCTCCTGTTCCAGCAGCACCGCCGGCACCGCCGTTACCTCGTAATATCATGTTAGGTATAGCAGTTCCAGCTGTTATAGCCGATCCTAATGCTACATATGATGGGTTTCCTGCAGTACCATTAACAGTAGCAGCTCCGCCTTGTCCACCATACCCTACTGCAATTTTTAATGAATCGGGTAATAGTATAGCCGGAAGCATTAATGTAGTAATAGCACCACTTCCTCCACCTCCACCGCCTCCACGAGCGTTACCTGAAGCAGCAGAATGGCCGCCTCCACCGCCGCCACCGCCTCCGATGCAGATCATATACACCATCGAAATACCTTTTGGTTTAGTCCAATTTTGCCAGTTTTGTGTAGCACTAACAGTTACACCGGTGGCAAAAAATAACTGTGCGTCCCCGTTAAATTGTGGTGGTAAAAAACCAAAATCAGAAGGTGAGTTTCCAAAAAACATACGAATAACTTTTAATTAATAATCACCACCAAATACCATTGCTTGCCAAGATTGATTTGTAGTTTGTGCAACATGTTGTGAAACTAAAATATAGTTACCAGTTGGTATTGCTATGTTTAGTGGAATTTCGTAGTAGTTTACAGCATTAGTTGAGTTTGATGTAGATATTGCGGGCACTGATATTTCTGCTAATAGATGTGTATCTGATGCTGTTGGGGTTCCAGTATTTACTGAACTCAAGTAGACTCTCAATGTAGTTGCTACAGAGGTTACTGCGGCTGCTGATGCTACTGGGATAAATCTTACACGTTGCACGAAACTTCCATTTGCTCCTGCTGTAAAGCAAAGAAATTGATCCGTACCAATGGCATTAGCTGCCGATCCATCTGAACGTACTAGTGCTGCAGTTGTTGTGATTTTTACTTCACCTACATTTGGGGTTAATGCGAATATTGGACTTGTATTTGCTGGCATAATTTACTTCTTTTATTATAAATATTAAAAACCTGAAAATGGATATGTTACACGAGTTACCGCTAATGCTAAACCTAAAGATGTACCAGATGTAGATGGTAGTCCCGTTAAACCAGAACCATCTCCGGTAAATGATCCGGTAAATGATCCTGTAGCTCTTAAGGTAGTACCATCGTATGTTAATGTAGATACTCCAGCAAATGCACTAGCATTGTTATATTGAATCTGTCCGGAAGTTCCGCCCGGTGTTCCGGCACCTCCGCCTATTAAATAAGATGCAGTGGTAGCAAATGATGCTGTACCTAACAAACTACCAGTAATACCACCTGTAACTATAAACGATCCAGTTACTTCGGT